TTTAAGCTGGTGCTTGACCGTACTAACTATCCAAACCTTGAGTTTTTCTGTCAAACAGTGACTCATCCTGGAATGTTAATGTCTGCGGCTGAGGTACCGTTTCGTAAAATCCAAGCAATTCCATTCCCAGGTGATAAGTTGACCTTCAATGAACTATCTGCTAACATCATAGTAGATGAAGAGATGCAAGGTTATGCCGAAATGTATAATTGGATGAGGAGACTACTTGACACAGATATGCAGGCTCCAACTTTAAGAAGCAGAACAAACCCTCCTCACTTTGCTGACATTACACTGCATATCTTAAATAGCACAAATAACCTGACTAAACAGATTAAATACTTAGATTGTGTTCCAACATCTCTAGGCGATATACAATTTGAGTCAACTTCTTCAGGTGATACATATATTACATTCAGCGCATCTTTTAGATTTAGCTATTTTGAATTAAAGAACGTAAGTTCTACAACAGGATCAATAACAGATTCATTTACTGTTACTACTACATTATAAGCAAGGAATATTATGATTGAATTGAATGAGATTCTCTCTATGTGGGAGAATGATTGCAAAATTAATAGTATGAAATTAGATGATACATCCCGTGATACACCTAACCTACATGCAAAATATTTAAGATATCTTACCGAAGTCAAGCTGCAGCTGAAGAGAGCTGAGCTTAAACAGAAGTCCTTGTTGAAAGACAAGTGGTTATACTATAATGGTAAGATGTCTCAAGATGAGCTTGAAGAAAAAGGTTGGGATCCGGATCCGTTTAACGGATTGAAAGTTATGAAAGGTGAAATGGACCACTACTATGATTCAGATCCTGAGATTCAAAAGTCGGAGGAGCTGATTGAGTATTGGAAGACTACACGTGACACACTTACTGATATAATAGATAATATTAAATGGCGACATCAAACCATAAGGAACATGATTGCTTGGAGACAATTCGAGTCTGGAAGCTGAGTCATAGCGAACTACAAGTAGACTGCGATTTTGGTACGGCACAGGAGCTGAATGAGTTTTTCTCTTTCTATGTTCCTGGATATAAATTTATGCCGGCGTTTCGTAATAAACTGTGGGACGGTAAGATTCGGTTATTCAATATCAGATCTAATACTCTACCTGCTGGACTCATCGACCACCTCGAGAAGTTTGCAGGCCAGCGAGGATATACCGTAGACACCGAAAAGACTAAATATGGATACCCTGACAATACTGCTAATAACTTCGCTGTAGATCCAAAACAAGTAATTGACTTCATCCATAGTCTTAGTCTCCCGCACGAAATACGTGACTATCAGTTTGACGCTGTATGTAAAGGGTTAGAACGTAGAAGGGCAGTACTACTCTCACCTACAGGATCAGGAAAGTCACTCATTATATATGTGTTAGCTAAGTACTGGTTACAGCTATTGACACACGGAGCAAGTTATCCGAAGGGTGGACGAGTATTGGTTATCGTGCCGACAACAAGCTTAGTTGAGCAGATGTATGATGACTTTAAATCTTATGGCCAAGGCGAGCGCGGGATGCATCGCATTTACTCTGGCAAGGATAAAGACTTTGATACAGCGATATGTATATCCACGTGGCAAAGCATATATAAATTAGGAGCTCCGTGGTTTGAACAGTTTGGTATGGTGATCGGTGACGAGTGTCACGGATTTAAGTCAAAGTCACTGACCACAATCATGAACAAATGCACAGAGGCAGCATACCGATTTGGTACAACAGGTACACTAGATGGGACACAGACTCATGAACTCGTACTACAAGGATTATTCGGCAGAGTATTTAAGGTCACTACCACCAGAACTCTCCAAGATAATGACACACTGGCAAAGCTGGAAATCAAACGACTTGTACTCAAACACAAAGATCGGGAAGATTTCGGAAAACGCTCATACCAGGATGAAATTGATTATATCGTAAGACACGAAAGACGAAATAATTTTATACGAAATCTTGCACTAGAACAGAAAGGCAATACGCTTGTACTGTTTCAATATGTAGAAAAACATGGTAAAATATTATTTGATTTAATTGAGGACAAGGCAGATGATGATCGAAAAGTTTTCTTTGTTAGTGGAGCAACTGACACATCAGATCGAGAGGCTATCCGGAAAATTACTGAAAAACAGTCAGACGCCATTATCGTCGCTAGCCTGGGGACTTTTAGTACTGGTATCAATATTCGTAATCTGCACAATATTATATTTGCTTCTCCAAGTAAGTCACAGATCCGCGTCTTACAATCAATCGGAAGGGGTCTTCGAAAATCAGATGACGGGAGAACAACTCAGCTGTATGATATCTCGGACGACATTTCAAGCGGATCGCGACAAAATTTTGCTCTACTGCACTCGTATGAAAGATTGAAGATGTACAAGGCAGAGAACTTCATATATAAAACATACGAGGTAGAGATATGACAATAGACATCCGACAATTTAAGTTAACAAACGATGAAGAGATTATATGCGAAGTTGTTTCATGGAATGATGAAGACAATGATGCAATGGTTGTTCGTCGCGCGCTCCGGATTATTGCTATTGATGATACATCTGCTAGTATGAGATACTATACATTTAAACCATGGATGCTCATGAATAATGATCCGGATAGTATGCAAGTATTAAATTCATATCACATCATATCAGAGTCTAAACCAGCAAAGGTTGCAGTTGAACACTACTATGATGTACTGAAAGATATGAAAGATGAACCCTTTGAGTATGAAGCATTTAGTAACGATTCAGATGCTAGAGCTATTGGTGAAATGATAAATGATGATGGAACAGTACATTAAACCGGTATACTCCTTTCCCCCAGCCGTGTACACTTATTTTAACATGATTTTTGCGATTTGTACACAACTATTTTTCCCTTCGAGATAAAAAAACCTGTATGTACTTTTTTCGTACATCGTTGTATAATATACCTGTTATGAAATGGAGATTGACATGTCAAAAAAACAAAGTGTGCATTACGTTAATAATGCAGATTTTTCGCAGGCAGTCGTCGACTATGTAACTAAAGTAAACAAAGCAAGAGATAAAGGTAAACCACACCCGATAGTCCCAGACTATATTGCACAATGTTTCTTACGTATCGCTGAAGGCTTGTCGCACAAGCATAATTTTATTCGCTACACATATCGCGAAGAGATGGTAATGGATGCGGTTGAGAATTGTTTAAAAGCAATATACAATTATAATATCGAGACCGCTACGAGAACTGGTAAACCAAATGCTTTTGCATATTTTACACAGATTACATGGTATGCTTTCCTGCGACGAATATCAAAAGAAAAGAAACAGCAAGACATTAAGATGAAGTACCTGAGCAGAGCTTCTATCGAAGATTTTGTTGATGGCTTTGATGCATCAGCCGAAGGAGCTCAAGAGATCTTAGCGTATGTTGACGTCCTGAGAGAACGCATCGATAAGGTAAAGGATCAGGATCAGAAGGTCAAAGAGTTTGCAAAGGAAGAGAAGAAGCAGAAGAAAAAGCGTACGGTGTATGCTGACTCAGATTTAACGGAGTTCCTTGAGTGAAGATAGCAATATGTATAAATAGATATGGATCGCGAGGTTGCAGCCTCCATCCATTCTAATACTGTTAAGGAGTATCAGCATGTCTATTTATAAAGGCGTCGAACAATGGCGTTTAGATTTAATTAATAACCCACCACGAGCGGCTAATCAATTTTCTCAAGAAGAATGGGAAAACATGGTTTTAAATGAATTCATAAAAAATCCAAATATTTTTTATGGAGAAAAAAATGGTAATTACGGTAATCCAACCAACTATAAACATGATGTTGAAACAAGATCTCGTATATCAAAAAATCATGCTAAACATTGGCTTGAAAAAGATGTTCCATGGAAAGGTATGTCTAGACCAGATTCTGTAGAAATTGCTAAAAATATGGGATTAGCCAATATTGGCAGAGATCCTTGGAATAAAGGAAAGAAAATAGGTGCTCACTCTGACGAGCACAAAAGAAAAATAGGTGGTGCCAACAAAGGTAAACCTAAACCTAAATTAGAGTGTCCATATTGTGGTAAAACTGGTGGTGCACCTCAAATGAAACAATGGCATTTTGATAATTGTAAGGCTAAATAATGCGTATTGCTATTTTAAACGACACACACTGCGATGTTCGTAACTCATCGGATATCTTTCTAGAAAACCAGACTCGATTCTATACGGACACCTTCTTTCCATATTGTATCGAGAACGATATTAAGCAAGTACTTCACCTCGGAGACTATTACGACAACCGTAAACAAATCTCAGTGAAAGCTATTAACCATAACAGGAGAATATTTTTAGACGTGTTGCGTGACAACAACATGCAGATGGATATCATCCCGGGTAACCATGACGTCTACTATAAGAATACAAACAATATCTGCACATTGAAAGAACTACTTGGTCATTACATGAACAACATCTCGATTGTCATGGAACCATCAGTCTATGAATACGATGGATTGAGTATTGGCCTTGTACCGTGGATCAATAATGAGAACTATCATTCGACAATCAAGTGGTTACAGGAAACGACTGCACCGATCATCTGTGCACACCTGGAACTCAATGGATTCGATATGATGCGTGGTATTAAGTCAACGACTGGAATGGATGCTGCAATATTCAAACGATTTGAAATGGTGTTGTCTGGCCACTTCCATACAAAATCTCAGAGAGATAATATTCACTATCTCGGTAATCAGATGGAACTGACGTGGTCTGATGCAGGTGATCCTAAGTACTTCCACGTGCTTGACACTGAGACCCGTGAGCTCACGCCCGTAAGAAATAAGCACATATTATTCAAAAAAATATTGTACAATGACGGCCATATAGATTATAATAGTATTGATACGCCAGATTGTTCTCGTAAGTTTGTCAAAGTTGTTGTACAAACAAAGAACGATCAATTTATGTTTGAGAGGTTTCTCGATAGAATCCAAGCTCAAGATATCTATGAACTCAAGATTGCCGAGAACTTCCAGGAGTTTCTTGGTGAGAACGTCGATGACGATGGAATTAATGTAGAAGAAACTACAGAATTGCTATCGACGTATATAGATAATGTTGAAACAGACTTGGACAAAGCAAGGATCAAATCCGAGATGTCAGACCTCATGAATGAAGCACAGGCTTTAGATATAGTTTAAATGTGTTAGTTAAAAAAATGAAATGTATAAATAATCATATAAGGAGTTTATATGAAAAGAACATTTCAATCTTTAACAGAAGCACAATTAGATTTATTAAGAGATACTAATTTATCAGCGACTCAAATAGCAGAAGCTTTAGATTGTGGATTAGCGTCAATTTCTCGATGGAGATCTAAGTTAGGCGTAAAAACACCGATGGGTTGCAAGAAAGGAATTAGTTATGATCGATCTCATTTAAGAAAAAGAGAAACTCGCAAATGTGCTAAACCTGATTGCAATAACGAATTTGAATGTTGTCCATCTGAAAGAAAAAAATATTGTTCGCTTTCCTGTGGTGCATATTGTAACACTGGTAAAGGTGCTAAATTAAAAGAAACAACTCCGGCATATAAAAAATATGCTGGTAAAGTTCATAGATTAACTCAGAAAATTTATGAACAATATAAAGACGAAATCAATCCAGATAACTTACCACGTACATTGTGCGGGGTTGAAGATGGTTATCAGTTAGATCATATTATTCCAATTAAATTTGGATTTGAAAATGATATACCTCCTGAGGTATTGGCTGATAAAGATAATTTGAGGATGCTCCCGTGGAAAGAAAATCTGATACGGAATTATTTAGAGAGTTAAATCAAGAAGAACAACAAATTTTTATGTCCAAAGCTAAATTTTTGTTGTATAATGGTTATATTGAAAATCAAGACGTTGAAGAGCTTGCTATAAAAATATTTAGTAGGCGGAGGGTGAAAAAATCATAATTTTCAAATGTGTGCGGTACAAAAACTTTCTAAGTACCGGCAACAAATTTACCGAAATTCTTTTAGATAGAACACAATCAACCCTTATCGTAGGTCAGAACGGAGCTGGTAAATCTACAATGCTAGATGCCATCTCCTTTGGCTTATTTGGTAAACCTCATCGTAATATCAATAAACCTCAGCTCGTTAACTCTGTAAATCAAAAACAGTGCGTGGTTGAGGTAGAGTTTGAGGTGGGTAATAACCACTACAAGATTGTCCGTGGTATCAAGCCAAGTCTCTTTGAGATCTATCATAACGGCAGCATGTTGAATCAAGAATCTCACGCAAAAGAGTACCAACGTTTACTTGAACAGAATATCTTGAAACTCAACCACAAGACGTTTCATCAGGTCGTGGTACTTGGTAGCAGTAGCTTCATTCCATTCATGCAGTTACCTGCAGGCCACCGCCGCGAGGTGATTGAGGATCTACTTGATATCAATGTATTCTCAAAGATGAATCAATTACTACGTGAGAAGAACGCATCACTCAAGGATTCTTCTACCGAGATTGAGTACTCATTCAATATGGTTAACTCAAAGATTGAGACACAGAGGAAGTACATCAGCGATGTTAAAGCGCTCAACAAAGAATATGCGGATAAGATTAAAGAAGAAATTACTGAGCTTGAGACCGAACAGTCTCGACTCACGGATGAGAACGTTGAGCTCGGGTCGTTCATTGAATCCAATAGCGAGAAGGTATCGGAGACGCTTACTAAGCTTAACACCAAGCAAACACAACTCAAGGAGCATGAACATGATCTCAAAGCTCAAATCAAACAGCTGGTCAAAGAGACCAAGTTCTTTCAGAACAATGATGTCTGCCCTACATGTTCCCAAGATATTAGTCAGGAACTTAGAGACGAAAAGATCGAAGCTGCTACAGCGACGGCCAAGAATATCAATAGCACATTACAAAATGTCGATACAGACACGGCTCAAGTGGAATCAGATATGGAGGTCGCACTTCAAGTTCAAGAGAAGCTTCGAACAGCACAGCAAAGCCTGGTGTCTAATAATAAAGCGCTATCACGGACTAACGCCGCACTTAACAATAAGCGAACAGATCTCTCGAAAATTGAACAGGGAGGAACAGATCTTGGAGAGGCGGTTGATGAACTCAATGTTCTCACCACTGAAAAGAGTTCGCTCATGGAACGAAAACTTGAGATTGCAGAGCAGCGCAACTATAATGAAGTGATCGGTGAGATGCTAAAGGATACAGGCATCAAGACAAAAATCATAAAACAATATCTTCCGGTGATAAATAAATTGGTCAATCAGTATCTGCAGATCCTTGACTTCTTTGTGCACTTTGATCTTGATGAGTCTTTCCAAGAAACGATTCGGTCACGTCATAGAGATGAGTTTACGTATGACTCATTCTCGGAAGGTGAGAAGCAACGTATTGATTTAAGTCTCCTGTTTACATGGAGGCAGATAGCAAAGATGAAAAATTCTATCTCAACGAATCTACTGATTCTTGACGAGACCTTTGATTCTTCTCTTGACGTAGACGGTGTGGAGAATCTACAGAAGATCCTATCACACTTAAATGATACAAACGTTTTTGTAATATCACATAAAGGTGATATCCTCGACGGCAAGTTCAGATCGAAGATTGAATTTGTCAAGGACAAAAACTTTAGTAAGATGGTCGCATAAAGTATTGTACATGCGATCAGATATAGTGTATAATATGAAACATATCACACACGGAGTACATGATGGAACTAAGTGAAAATACCCTACAGGTTCTCAAGAACTTTTCAAACATCAATCAGAATCTGATGATCCGAAGCGGCAAGACTGTTAAGACCATCTCAGAGGCACGTAACGTATTATCCACAGCAGTGGTTGACGTTGAGTTCCCACAAGATTTTGGTATCTACGATCTCAACGAATTCATTGGAGTACTTGGCCTTGTCGATACTCCACGTCTCAAATTCAGCGACGAGTATGTCACAGTCAGTGACTCATCTGGTCGTTCGAAGGTCAAGTATTTCTTTTCACCTGAAGAAACATTGACAACCCCAGCGAAAGATATCAATATGCCTGAGGCAAACGTATCCTTCACGCTTGACAACGATACTCTCAACAAACTCAAGCGTGCGGCTGCAGCCCTTGGCCATAATGAAGTCTCTATCTCCGGCAAGGATGGAGTCTTAAGTCTCTCGGTGGTTGATAGCCAAAACTCAACATCAAATGCATTCTCGATCGATATTGATGGTGACTTTGGTGATGCCACGTTTAACTTCGTCCTGAACATCTCGAATCTTAAGATTCTTCCAGGTGATTATGATGTAAGTATATCTTCGAAACTCATTTCGAAATTCTCACACAAAGAGCTTGACATCAACTATTGGATTGCTCTTGAAAAGACGTCGACATTTAATACTTAAGGAGTCCTTATGTCTGAACAGACTGAACAGCTCACAGAGCTGGCTAATCGCATCTCGCGCAGTACAATTGCTGTCGTAGATGCAGTAACACAACGTGGTGGTTTTAAAGGTGAAGAACTATCCACAATCGGTCAGCTACGTGACCAATGTGTGCAAGCAGTTTCTTTGATTGAATCTATTCAACAAGAAGATGCACTCAACGTAGACGACGACGAATGATAACGGGGCTTCGGCCCCACCCCTTTGAGAGATTATATTATGCAAGATTTTTTGTGGGTTGAGAAATACCGTCCACAAACCATTTCTGATTGTGTCCTACCGGATACACTCAAAGCCACCTTTCAAAAGATAGTAGATGGTGGTGAATTACCAAACATGATGTTTAGCGGTACCGCTGGTCTTGGCAAGACTACCGTCGCTAAAGCATTGTGCAACGAACTAGATCTAGACTGGATCATCATCAATGCATCCGAGTCTGGTAACATCGACACACTTCGAACAAAAATTAAGCAATTCGCTTCTACTGTATCACTACAAGGTGGATACAAAGTCGTCATACTTGACGAAGCAGATTACTTAAACGCCCAGTCAACTCAACCAGCTCTTCGTGGATTCATCGAGGAGTTTGCAAACAACTGTCGGTTCATTCTGACATGCAACTTTAAGAATCGGATCATCGAGCCGCTACACTCTCGGTGCGGTGTTTACGAGTTTAACACCACTAAAAAAGAACTCGCAGGCCTCGCAGCCCAATTTATGAAACGCGCAACATCTATATTAGATGCAGAAGGCGTTAGTCGCATTGATGATAAATCATTGGCTAACTTAATTATGAAACATGCTCCAGACTGGAGGAGGATATTAAATGAACTTCAGCGACATTCTATGGTGGGGATTGATAGCGACAGGGGCGATAGTAACGTTCTATCCTATAGTTCTCTCTTTGATTATTTAAAATCAAAAGACTTTAAAAAGATGCGCTCATGGGTAGCGCAAAATGTTGATGCTGACGCCACAGCTATCTTTCGTGCGATCTATGATCAAATGAATGAGAAGATTAAGCCCGAGTCAATCCCTCAGCTCGTCTTGATCCTGGCGGACTATTCATATAAAAATGCATTCGTCGCAGACCATGAACTGAATACCGTGGCTTGTATGACAGAGATTATGGCGAACGTCGATTTTGTCTAGAATCTGGAATGCATGGAAATACGCAATTGGTTCATTTGATGATGAGACCACAAGACCATATGATAATCGTGTGGCCATCATCAGAACCTCTTGGGTAATACTACATATTGTTACTTGCTTATCAATCATTGCTAACTTTTTAATGACACATATAATATGAATCCTTTTGAATTTTTAAACTCAATTAATTACACAAAGAAAGATATCATGGTTGATGATATCGTAGAAAAAGAATACAACAGCTTCATGGTGAATCGGTCTTTATCCTATTTCCCTGATACTGTTCTTGCAGCCAATGAGATGAATCTGAATCATCATCTAGACTCACGTCTACAATTCGATTTTTTGATAAATATAATACGTAAGCGGAAACGCTTTTCAAAATGGGATAAGAAAAAAATCGACAGTGACGTGGAAGTTATCAAAGAATATTATGGCTATAACGAAGAGAAAGCCTTACAAGTACTCGAGATCCTTTCCACTGACCAAATTCATGAATTATATAAGAAGGTGAATAAAGGTGGAAGAAAATAATCTCGTAGAATGGAACCCGAGTAAGATGCTCGAGGTAACACTCAATGAACCGGATGACTTTTTGAAAGTAAGAGAAACGCTGACTCGCATCGGAGTCGCATCACGGAAAGACAAGAAACTATTTCAATCGTGCCATATCCTACATAAACAGGGTAGGTATTTCATAGTACACTTCAAAGAACTCTTTCTCCTAGATGGAAAAAAATCTAATCTAGAAGAGAACGACGTAGCCCGCCGAAATACTATCGCTACACTCATGTCTGATTGGGGTCTTATCACTATCGAGAATGGTGAGTCGGCAAAACCCCTTGCTCCTCTCAGACAAATTAAAATTATCTCTTTCAAAGATAAGGATCAATGGGAGCTTTGTCCTAAGTACAATATAGGAAACAAATGAACTATAAAAAAATCGAATGCCCTAACTGTCAAAAAGAATTTCGTAAAATGATTGATGCAGATTGGGTAAATTTTTGTAGTGATAAATGCGAAAATGAATTCAAAGGAAGTAGAAAAACATTTAGAGAAAATGTTGGAGCTTTTCGGAAAGCTTCCTGATCCAATTCATCAACCAAAAAAGTTTAAATATATGCTAGAACTTTATAGGTTCCTGTATATATAGTAACGGATGCGGAATAGGTCCGGTCCGAGTAACATAACCTTGCTTAATTAGGAGGTCAATCATGACAGTACAAGGTGTACATTCACTTTTCCCACGTTCGGCGTTTGTAGGGTTCGATCATTTGTTTGATGAGCTCGACCGTGTCGCAAGGCATGCGAACGATAACTATCCCCCACACAATATCGTCAAGGTCGACGATACCAAGTATCTTATCGAACTGGCAGTTGCTGGTTTCGCTCGCAATGAGTTAGATATCGAGGTAAAGGATAGATCGCTGAAGGTCAGGGGTAAGCATGAAAATCGAGGTAGAGAATACATTCACAAGAATATCTCGACCAAGAAATTCGAAAAAACATTTCGTTTGTCTGAGTATGTTCAGGTAAATGGAGCAGATCTTACGGACGGCATACTTGCTATCGGATTAGAAGTTGTCATCCCAGAAGAGATGCGTCCTCGTCAAATTGATATCAGTTCAAATTCACGAGGAGTCACACATGACAACCACAACACATCAAGAGAGTCTGAGTTACTCTTGGAAGAGGGCAGTAGCACCAGTAATGTTGCTGGCACTGGCCGTAGGTAACTTCTTTGTTCGCATCTTTGAGGCGTTCATTGAAGCCCGCCGTTTACAAGCGGCATTTGATACAGCACATCACTTGAAGACACATAACAAGGACTTCAAAGATATGACGTATCATGAAGTTGTTCAGTTTATCCTGGACGACACGACTAAAGGAAAAGAGTAATTCAATCTGATCGTTGCTGGTATGATATTACTAGCTAGCTTGGGTTACTCTAATGTTCGGCCGAAGGCCAATATACACACACAGAGGACACAGATATGTCAAACAAATCACCATTCGAACTTCGCTTCGATGTATTGAAAATGGCTAAGGATCTGATGGACCAACAGTATGAGATTGCTAATCAACAATACTGGACCATGGTCAATCAGGCTGAGAAAAACTCACAAGACGTAAAAGAAATCTTTGAGAAGTACACACCAAAAATGTACCAGCCTCAAGAGATCATGTCTAAGGCTGAAGAGCTTTATAAGTTCGTCACAAAGAAAGACTAAAGTTAGAAGGAGTCCTACGGGGCTCCTTTCTACAGGAGATAAAATGAAACTATCTAAGAACTTTTCCCTAGCAGAATTTACAAAGTCACAGACTGCTGAGCGTAAGGGGATCGACAACACTCCACAGGGAGATCACATGGATGCAGCGATCGCTCTTTTCGAAAATGTTGTACAACCTGTACGAGACCATTTTGGTCCTACTGTGCTTAATAGCGGTTATCGTTCCCCTGACCTTAATGCTGCTGTTGGTGGATCTAGTAAGAGCCAGCATTGCAAAGGTGAAGCAGCTGACATCGAAGTGCCGGGCGTTCCTAATGCAGAGTTGGCAGAATGGATCCGAGACAACCTGGATTTTGATCAGCTTATTCTCGAGTTCTATACTCCCGGTATCCCTGATTCTGGTTGGGTACATGTTAGCTACAAAGCTGATGGGGATAACAGAAAGTCCATTCTAACTGCATCACGCGTAGATGGTAAGACACAATATAGCGAAGGGATTAACGCATAATGTTTATGACATTAGGATTTATACTTGGATTCGCTTTAGGGTGGATCGTAAGATGGAAGCTAGATGGCATTATTGATTTTGTAAAGAGATTAAAAGACTAATGGCAAGCAAGAGTTCGTTGGGTGTCGCATGGCGCCCTGAATCTTTTAAAAAAGGAACCTCTATCGGTAGAGGTACAATTAAAACTTCTTCGATGAACAAAACGAAGAGGCGATCACACAAGACATACAGAGGTCAAGGCAAATGAGACCAGGTACTCCAGTACCAAATGTTACTTTCAAGAAGAGAGTAAGAGACGAGTCTATTGGAGGAGACAATCCATTTAAATGGGTAGATCAAACAACAAAGGACATATTTCTAGCACAGCGAGTTCTAGTATTCTCCCTACCAGGTGCATTTACACCCACCTGTTCCACTTATCAAGTGCCGGGTTTTGTAGAGCAACGAGAGGCTATCAAAGCAAATGGGATCGACGAGATCTACGTTTTGTCGGTAAATGATTCTTTTGTAATGCGTAAGTGGATGCTTGATCAAGATGCATTTGGTAAGATCGATTTCATTCCAGACGGCAACGGAGAGTTTACTGAAAAGATGGGCATGTTAGTTGATATGACAGACGTCTGTTTCGGTAAGCGTAGTCGTCGCTATGCAATGATCGTTGATAACGGCGTGATCGAGAAAATGTTTGTGGAACCAGATGCTACTGAAGATGATCCAGACCCATATGGTGAATCATCACCAGAAGCAGTGCTAGACTATTTTAATATGTTGAAGGCTGATGTCGTCTACGGTTGATAAGTGGAAAGGCCCGGAGGCAGACTCCGATGGCCATGTATGGTTAGATAATCCTCTCGAGGGTGATGGAGTAGTACATGATAAATGCGGCACACCAGATTGTTGTGGACAGTGTGAAGAAGATAACGTTTAAACATTATAGAACAGGAGAAAAGATTACAAAGATTCTCTCCGAAGTTCCTCACTTAAATATGAATCCTACTAATCATAGGATTGTGTTCTATAATCATGAAGAAGAAGCTTACGAGGATATT